AGGGGCTTTGAGGTTATGGCGGTTTGTCATGACTCCGGCGGTCACCACGCGCAGAAGGTTTACGACTTCGCTAAGGCTCGCATCGGCCGCCGTGTGTGGGCCATCAAAGGTGAGTCAGCGGTCGGCGGCAAGCGTTCTCCTGTCTGGCCAACCAAGACCCCAAGCAAGCGAAATAAATCGGCGTTTCGGCCGGTGATCATTGGCGTCAACGCGGCCAAGGATTCGGTCCGCTCGCGCTTGCACCTGGTCGAGAAAGGCCCGGGCTACATGCACTTCCCGACTGAACGCGACATCAACTACTTCGCGCAATTGACCTCAGAGCGCTCCGTTCGGAAAACGTCTGGCGGCCAACATTACCGCATGTGGGAGTTACCGCCCGGTCGCGCGAACGAAGCGCTTGACTGCCGGGTGTACGCGTATGCGGCGCTGTGCGGTCTGTTGCACCTCGGTCTCAAGTTGAATAAGCGCGCCGAGGAAGTGAATGCCTTGATTGGATTGCCGCTTCAACAATCACTCGATCCGGTACCGCAAGTCCCTGACGCGGTGGTGCAACGCGGTGCCCCTGAAAAACCATCGTCCCGAAAGTCGTCGATCTCACGTATGGCGTAGGAGGTTTCAATGTTCACACCGCGCCTCAACAACCTCAGCGGCGTTCCACCGGCTACCTTGCTGCAATGGCTGACTGAATCTCAGCAGGCTTTGCATGACTTGAGTACGGGCGCTAAGGGCGAGTCATTCAGTTACGCGCAAGGGGATGGTTCCAAATCGGTGACCTATACCCGCGCTGATATTGGCGCGCTCCAAGCTCACATTCTCGCGCTGCAATATGCCCTCGGCATGCGTCGGCGTCGTGCGATCCGGCCGGTGTTCTGATGACCATTGAATCGGTAATAGTCGACTCTCGCGGTCAGCCACTCACCCCCATGCCTCCCAAGGCAACGGGCAATGCCACAACGTTGACCGAGGGCATGGCGGGCCAGTCGGTGTTCCCCTACGAGGCGGCCAGTTGGGCCACTCAGGAAATGGGCAACTGGCTGCCGTGGATCCGGTCCCCAGATGCTGAGATCAACCAGTTTCGTGACCGAATGGTGGCTCGCCACCGCGACCTGGTGCGCAACGATGGCCTGGCCGCAGGCGGCATCACACGGATACTCGACAACACCGTGGGCGCATCGCTGCGCCTGTCGGCCAATCCTGATTATCGGGCGTTGGCCGCGCGGACTGGCAATCGCAAGTTTGATTCGGTATGGGCGGAAGAGTATCGGCGCACGGTCGAGGCGCTGTGGCGCGGGTACGCCGATGACATTGGCCGTTATGGCGATGTCTCACGGCAGCTGACTGTCTCTCAACAGATGCGCCTGGCGCTGCGGCACAAGCTCATCGACGGCGATTCGCTGGTGGTCAACTACTGGATGCCAGAGCGCGTTGGCTATGGCAAGGCGGATTACGCCACGGCCTTTATGGTGGTCGATCCGGACCGCCTTTCGAATCCGTTCCAGATGGTCGATAGCAAATACATGCGCGGCGGGGTCGAGATCGATGACTACGGCGTGCCGATTGCCTATCACATCCGCAAGGCTCACCAAAACGACTGGTACAACTCAGTCGAAAGCATGGACTGGGAGCGGGTGCTGCGTGAGGACGAGGATGGCTGGAACCGAGTCATTCATGACTTCGAGCACGATCGCGCAGGGCAGAACCGGGGCGTCGGCGTTTTCACCCCGGTGCTGGCGCGCTTCAAGATGCTGGCGCGTTATTACGGCGTCGAACTGCAAGCCGCGACCATTGCCGCGACCTTCGGCACCTATGTCACCAGCCCTTACGATCCTGCGCAGGTGGCTGAAGCCCTGGATAACACTGATGAGCTTTCTGCCTATCAGGGCATGCGGGCTGACTGGCACGAAGAGCGTCCGGCGATGCTCTCGGGTGCGCGCATCCCAACACTTGCACCGGGTGAGTCGATCACTTCTGTCGGCGCTGCACATCCGCACAACGGGTTCGGCGAGTTTGCGAGCGAAATGTCTCGGACCTTTGCTGCGGCCGCAGGTATTTCCGCCGAGCAGATCACACAGGACTGGTCCAAAACCAACTACTCCAGCGCACGTGCCGCCCTACTGGAGAGTTGGAAAACGCTCACCCGGCGCAATACCGAGTTCAAAATTGGCACGGCCACTCCCATGTTTGCTAGTTGGCTGCATGAGGCGATGGATCGGAACGACCTGCCATTGCCCAACGGTGCACCTGACTTTATGGAGGCTCGCACCGCTTATTCCCGGTGTGACTGGCTTGGTGTCGCTCGGGGCTGGGTGGATCCGGTGAAAGAAAAGCAGGGCGCGATCCTTGGTATGGATGGCGGTCTGTCCACGCTCAAACGTGAATGCGCGGAGCAAGGCCTTGACTATGAAGAGGTCATTCAGCAGCGCGCGGTTGAAGTTGCGCAATTCCGGGAAGCGGGCCTGCCACCACCAAGCTGGTTTGGTAATGACGCAATGAACGCCTCTACGCCCGAGAAAGGACAGGAACCTCAATGACAAACTACCCACACCTCGCGCAGAAGCTGTTTAACGTACCGCTTGCCATCACTCCGCAAAAAGCTGAAATCGTCATGGCGGCCTTGGCCGACCGCTTCGGCCTGGCGCGTTTGTTCCATGCTGATGGCCGGGTCGTGGCATTTGACGATTGGGACGGCGATATCGGTGAGCCGGCACAAGCTCGGGCTTACGAGGTAGTCGCGGGCATCGCAGTCATTCCGGTGACGGGCACTTTGGTGCAGAAACTCGGCACGCTCAGGCCGTACAGCGGGATGACTGGCTACGACGGCTTGCGGGCGTGCCTGAGCATGGCCATGGCCGACGAGGATGTTCGGGGCATTGCGCTCGACATCGACAGCCCGGGTGGCGAAGTCGCTGGCTGTTTTGACCTGGCCGACGATATCTATCGTATGCGCGGCTCCAAGCCAATTTGGGCGATTCTCACCGAGTCAGCCTATTCAGCGGCTTACGCGCTGGCCAGCGCGTGCGATCGCATTCTGGTACCACGCACCGGCGGCACCGGGAGTGTTGGCGTGATCTGCATGCACGTCGACATGTCCAAGGCATTGGGCGCCGCCGGGGTCAACGTTACGCTGATCCACTATGGCGATCGCAAGGCTGACGGTTCAGATTCTCAGCCGTTATCGAAAGAGGCGATGTCTCGGTACCAGTCCGATGTTGATGCGATGGGCGAGTTATTCGTGAAAACCGTCGCCCGCAATCGCGGACTGTCGGTGAAAACCGTCCGGGATACCCAAGCCACTACTTTCCTTGGCGCCGCCGGCGTCGAGATCGGCTTCGCGGATGCCGTCATGGCGCCCGATGAAGCGTTCCGTTCCCTGCTCGCCGAGCTGGGTTGAAGTCTTCCACTTCTCAAAACCGAGGTTTACATGTCCACACTTTCCCGCGTGGCGAGCGCGCTTTCGTTCGCCCATTTGGCCGGCATCGGATCGATGCAAGGCAAGAAAGCCAGCATCGATGATGACGATGAAGACAAAAAAGGATCGCGCGCTGAAGACGATCAGGGCGATGAAGGCGAAGAAAAAGACAAGGATGAAAAGTCCCGCAAGGCTAAGCGCGCAAAAGCCGGCGAAGAGGCCGACGACGAAGATGCCGACGACGATCAGGATGACGACGAGGGCGATGACGAAGACGAACAAAAAGACAAGGGCAAAAAATCCAAGCGTGCCAAGGCTGAGGATGACGACGCTGATGCCGAGGATGATGGCGATGATGAAATGCACGGCAAAAGCGCAACTGCCGCTGCCCGCCGTCGCGAACGCGCTCGTTGTGCTGAAATCTTTGGTTCTCGCTACGCAGCCCGGAACCCTGTCTTGGCCGCGAACCTGGCTTTCAACACCTCCATGTCGCGTACACAGGCGATCAACGTCTTGCGTGATACGCCCGCCGAAGGCAACACCAACAGCGCTCGATCCGGAAAAAATCCAGCACTGGGTTCTGCCGGAACTGAATCTCCATCGCGCGCAGCAGCAATCGCTGGCCGATGGGACCGCGCCATGTCCAAGGTTCGCGGAAAATAATCACAGAGGATCCTGAACATGACTTACGTTCCGCAAACCCCCTTGGTCGAGCAGTACCACAATGCCGGCTTCATCGTATCCCTGGCCAACGGTCACCAGTCGATTGACCAGGTCCAGTTCGCCGCAGGCCTTGGCCACTTGGCTCCTGGCTTGATCATCGCCGATGTGGCGCTGACCTATACCGCAGCCCCGGCGACCGGTACGAATACTGGTAATGGCACCATCGGTTCGATCACTGCACAGCCACCGGCCTTGGCCGGCGCGTACAGCGTCGTCTTCACCGATGCTACTGACTTCACCGTGACCAACCCATACGGGGTGGTGGTCGGCGCTGGTCAGCCTGGTGTTGCCTTCGGCGGTGCCGGCCTCGAGTTCACCATTACCGCAGGTACCACACCTTTCGTGGCGAATGATTCGTTCACTGTCACCGTCGCATGGACTGGCGGAGGCTGGGCGCCTCTGACGTCCGCGACTGGTACCCCGTTGGCTTACGCGATCTTGCGCGATTTCACTGACGCAACTGTGCGTCCAGCGACTTCGGCGGCCGTGGTGCGTGGAGCCGAGGTAAACCGGTCGGAACTCGTCTGGGATGCCAGCGTGAATGTCCATCAACAAGATACGGCCCTGGCCGCTCTCAAGGCTGTCGGCATTCTCGCCCGATAACTCCACCACTTAAAAATAACCCGCTTCGGCGGGTTTTTTGTTTTCAGGAGCCCCACCTATGGCCTCGCTTGACGTTTTCCATCAGGACATCTTTTCCGAAATTGCCCTGACTACCGCCGTTGAAAAATACCCGTTCAAGCCGACGGGCATCGGTGATCTCGAGTTGTTCGAGCCTGATCCGATTCGCACCACCGCGCTGGCGGTTGAGCAGCGCCAAGGCAAACTGGTGCTGATTCCGTTCTCGGATCGCGGCGAAGAAGGCACACAGCGCACCACCGAAAAGCGTCAAGCGCGCTACTTCGATGTTCCGCGCCTGATGCACTCCGACACCATCACCGCGCAGGAAATCCAGAACATCCGCTCGTTTGGCAGCGAGAGCGAGCTGATGCAGATCGAGACCGAGGTGGCGCGCCGCGTCAACGGTCCGACCGGACTCACCAGCAATATCGAGTACACCTGGGAGTTCCAGCGTCTGGCAGCCATTCAGGGGCAATGCCTGGATGCCGATGGATCGATCAAGTTCGATTGGTTCCAGGAGTTTGGTATCCAGAAACCTGCCGACATCGTTTTCGACCTGCGCCTCAACTCAGACGGTTCGGCAACCAAGCCTAACTCCATTCGTCCACTGTGTAACAACATCGTCCGGACCATGGCCCGCAAGTCGCAAGGTGCTTTCTTGCCGACCACCGAAGTTTACGGCCTGGCCGGCGATCAGTTCTGGGATGAGCTGACCAACCACCCAGACGTGACCAAGACTTACTACAACTGGGCGGCCGCTCAAGAGCTGCGCCAAGGTAACGCGTTCCAAGCGATGCGCTTCGGCGGCATCAACTGGTTTAACTACCGCGGCTCCGATGACGCGTCCACCATCCACGTACCTTCGAACGAGGCCAAGTTTTTTCCAAAAGGCGCGCCTGGCATTTTCAAGGTGGCTTATGCCCCGGGTGAAACCTTCGAATGGGTCAACACCCCAGGCAAGCCGATCTACATCCTGCCGATCTTCGACACCCAGCGGAAAATGTGGTGGAAGGTCGAGGCGTACAGCTACCCGCTGCACATCTGCACCCGTCCTGAAGTGCTGTTCTCGGCAGTGCTGGCTTAATCGTGGCCGTCGATTGGGATAAGGCCGTGCTCGGGCCGCTGGCCAAAGTGTTTGGCGAGGGTGTGCAAGCCGGCGGACCGATCATGTTCTATCCCGACGGCGGCAGCCCTTACGCCATCGACGGGGTGTTTGATGCGGCCTACCGCGACACTCACCTGGTCGACACCTTGGTTGATGCGAACACCGTCGTCCCTGTACTGGGCGTTCGGCTTGCCATCTTTCCGGTGGCGCCGATTCAGGATGACCAGGTGTTCATCCCGAGCACCGGAAACATGTACTTGATCAAGGAAGTCCGGCCCGATAGCCATGGATGGGCAAAATTGATGCTGGGGAAAATGTGATGACGACTACGTCTGATCTGCGGCTGCTTTCGGCTGAAGGCCTGATGGGCAAGACCCTCGCTGGCAACAATGTGTTCGTTGCAAGGACTTGGGCCACTTGGGATGGGGGTTACCCGATTCTTTACCTGCATTCGCCGGGCGAGGACATGGAGTCCCTCGGCAATGTCAGCGCGCCTCAGTTCACCGTCACAGCCACGATCCGGGTCAGCGCCCGGGTCGAAGTGAAGAACCTGCCGAGGAATGGCGGTGCCGCAGCGGCGCTGGTCCAACTCGAGGACATTCAACAGCAGATCAAGATGGCACTGATCAACTTTCCACCGCTGATGAAAAGGCTGCAGCAGTACCCGTTCGTCCGATCTGAAATCCGCGATAGCGGCGAAGGTGAAAGCGAACTGGCTGAACTGGTGATGGATATCGGTATGGAGTTCTACCAGGGGCCTGAGGATTTCTACCCGTTGGAAGTGAACACGACTCCGGCACCGGCGGTTGACCCGGCGGCAGAGATTGCGGCCATTCAACCCATCGTTCCGCTGCAACACATGAACATCACCACCGACCTCATCAACGTATTCGACGCTACCGGCGTTTACGACAACCCCCCATTCCCTGGTGCGGTCACCGCTGCTCCGCGTACTGCTGGTCCTGATGGCCGCGCAGAAGGCGAGCTCGACATC